AGGATTGTGGTATAGTGCTATGACACAACGATTGGGATTGAAACCACAAGAGGATGAATACATTCTTATGGGAATGGCTGGTTGGGGAAAATGGGATGAACATATATCATATGAGATACGAGATAGTTTTTTCAATGATGGTATTTTAAATCTCAAAGATAATCTACATAGAGGATGTTTAGATTGGGATTCTCAATATTATCCAGACGATGAATCAGACGAATGGAATTTTACTATCGCTGCTAATGTTCAATCTATATGTGAAGAAGAAATAATGAAAATTATGGAATTAGCAAAAAGATTAGTTCCTGAAACAGACAATTGTGTTTATATGGGTGGAGTAGCATTGAATTGTGTAGCTAACTCACTTGTAGCTAAACATATCTATCCAAAAATATGGATTATGCCAAATCCAGGTGATGCAGGTTCATCATTAGGTTCAGCAGCTTATGTTTATGGTGATAAGATTAACTTTGAACAATGTTTTATCGGACATAATATAAAAGGTAGATATCCTGTAAAGAAAGTTCTTGGTGAGTTACTAAAGGGTAACATAGTTGGTGTAGCAAATGGTAAAGCTGAATATGGTCCACGAGCATTAGGTAATAGAAGTTTACTTGCTGACCCAAGAGGTAAAGATATAAAAGATAAAGTAAATAAAATTAAACATAGACAAGAGTTTAGACCATTCGCACCAAGTGTATTAGAAGAACACGCTCATGAGATATTTGATATGCCAGTTCGTAAGTCTCAGTTCATGCAGTTTGTAGCAGATTGTAAATATCCTGACAAATACCCTGCTATCTGTCATATTGACGGAACATCAAGAGTTCAAACTGTTTCTAAGCAAGACAACCCAAACTATTACAGATTAATTAAAGAATTTTATAAAGAAACAGGTTGTCCTATGGTTTTAAACACAAGTTTGAACATAAAAGGTCAACCAATTGTGAATGATGAAAACGATGCAAAAGACTTTGAAAATCGTTATGGAGTTAAAGTTTTTACTAAATAAGATATTTATATTAAACACAGGTATTATTTATGATTAAATTAAAAGACTTATTAAGTGAAGGTGTTAACGATCCTGGTATTCTTAAATGCGTATTTCTTGCTGGTGGGCCAGGAAGTGGTAAAACTTATATGGCTAAAGGGTTATTTGGAATACCTGAAAGATTAAATATATCTCATGCTGGTTTAAAGATGGTAAATTCGGATAAAGAGTTAAAGTTTCTTTTAAACAAATACGGTTTCGGTACAGATTTAGATAAAATGCCAGATGAAGTATTTAAAAATCTAACTACTTCTAAAGAAAAGGGTGGTAGTAATTTAAGACATTATGCTAAAGACTTAACTGCTCAAAGAAAGAAACTATACATGGATGGTCGTCTTGGTATGATTGTAGATGGTACTGGTGATGATTACAAAAAAATCTACCAAATGAAAAAAGATGTAGAAGAAAAAGGTTACGATACTTATATGATTTACATTAATACTACTTTAGAAGTAGCATTACAAAGAAATGAAAAAAGAGATAGAGTACTACCTCAAAAGATTGTAATGGATTCACACAGAGCAGTTATGCAAAATCTTGGTGGATTCAATGGTTTATTCAAACAAAATTTTATGGTAGCAGACAACAATAGGGATTTAGATGAGAAAAAAGCAGCCAAGAGATTTAATATGTTGGTTAAGCAAGGTATTAACAAGTTTATTAAAAAACCTCTTAAAAACCCAATCGGAAAAAGTTGGATTAGAAAACAAAAAATCCTCAAAAAATAAGGAGCATAAAATGCTAACGACATTTGATGAAATAATAGAAGTAACATTACACCATGAGGGTGGATATGTTCACGACCCAAAAGATTTAGGTGGTGAGACTAATTTTGGAATAGCAAAGAGATTCTATCCTGATGTAGATATAAAGAACCTTACAAAAGATGGTGCTAAAGACATCTACAAAAAAGATTATTGGGATAAGAACAAAGTAGACGATTTACCTGAAGATTTAAAACATATCTTTTTTGATATGTGTGTGAATCAAGGTAGAGGAACTGCAGTTAAGATTCTACAGAGAGCAATCAATGGTAAAGGTGGAGACTTAACAGTTGATGGTGGATTCGGACCAGGTACAAAAGGTGCTTTAGCAAAATATAAACCATCTCTTGACAGAGTTCGTTGTTATAGGTTAAAACATTACTATGATTTAGTAAATAGAAAACCAGAACAAGAGAGATTCATATACGGTTGGTATAAGAGAGCGTTATCAGTATGATTAGCTTAAAAGAGTTTATTGATTTAGAAGAAGTCAAGTCAACTGATGATGTTTATCAAGACCATATGAAAGTGATGAGAACATTAGCTGGTGGTCAATCTTCTGCTGATTTACAGAAACTTGAACGTACTGTAAAAGCAAGTAGAGATAGATTCCTAATAAAAAAATTCAATGAATTTAAAAAAGCACATCTTAAAGCGAGACAACAAGGACAATTTTTTACAAGAGCATTAGGTCGGTAATTAAATGAATAAATTAACTGAATGGCTGGTAAAACCCTTTATCAAAGAAGAGTTTGGTGCGCCCGCAGGAACACTACCATCACCAAGTCAAGAAAAAAGAAAAAAAGTGAAAAAAAAGCTTGACAAGTATGGTCAAAAATCCGTATATTCAGATAGTAAAATTGGTGAATCTTTACCTATTAAGGTAACAGATAAAATTAAAAAGGTTAAGAATAAACCTGAGACAGATGCTGAAAAAGATTTCAGTCAACACCATAAGTATTCACTATCCGCACCGATGGGTAGTCTTTCTGAACCAGATACTTATGATTGGGATGATGATTATAAAGAAAAGGGTGGACATCAAAAAGAAAAAGACAAAAAGAAAAAAGGATATGAACCCGTAAAAGAAGCAACTGAAAAAATTACAAAGGTTGTAGGAATCTATGGTGGGCGGTTTCAACCGTTTGGGCCACACCATTTGAAAACCTACCAATGGTTATCTAAACAAGTAGATGATGCATATATCACTACATCTAATATAAAACAACCACCAAGACACCCAATGAACTTTAGTGAAAAGGTTCGTCATATGGTTAAGATGGGTGTTCCTAAAAATCGTATCATACAAGAAAAATCACCTTACATAGCAAAGAATGTATTAAAGAAATATGATAAAGATACTACAGCAGTTATTTACATATTTGGTAAAAAAGATGCTGGTAGATTATCAGGTGGTAAATACTTTCAAGATTACAAAAAGAACAAAAGTAAGATGAACGGATATAAGGATAATGGATATGTTCTTACAGCACCTCACGTATCAATCAAAGTTGGTGGTAAAGAAGTAAGTGGAACGGTAATGAGAGATTTACTTGGTTCACCACAATATAAAAAGAATAGAGAAAAATTATTTAGACAAGCATTTGGATACTTTGATAAAGGTATCTTCACTATGATGAATAATAAGTTTAAAAAGTTATATGAGTTTATTGATAATAATATTGATAAAGTAAGAGACATTATAAAAGAGAGTAGTGTTATGGCTGGTTCTCCTGTGGATGATGGGCCACCAACATTTCATATAAGTTTCAATGATTACAAGACAACTTCTAAAGCATGGATAGAAAAAACATTTGAAGATTTAGGGTTTCAAGTTATAAATTATATGATTAGTAAAGATGCTAAAGACCCACTATTAGATTTTTCAATAAGATTAAATACAGTACCTGCTATATCATACGGAAACCTAAATACATCTAAAGAAGTAGCTATCGGAAAGTATAAAAAGAATATGGAAGATAGGGTGTTAAACAACGTAGGTTTTGAAATTGTCAAGTGGTTTGGGTTAAAAGATGACTTTAGTGAAACGACAGGAGTTGATGTAGCACAACCAGTTCTACCTGGTAAACACAATGCTGAAAAGAATACGGATTTAAAAGAAGCATTCAATTTAGATGATGAGGTAAAGTTTCTTCTTGAGGTAGATGGAATGTTATTAGAAGAGGGAGTTAAGTTTAATAACTTTCTAAAAGATTGGTCTAAAAAAGGAAAGCAACCATTAGACAAAGTTAGAAAAACAATGATGAATAAGAATACTTTTTCTATTGCTAAATTAAACGACTTTAGTGTAGATAAAGTATTAGACAATGCTAAAAAAGGTTTCAAGGCATATCAGAAAGTTATTAACTATGTTCCTGATAAGATATCAAAAAAATTAGCAAAGACTAAGTTTGGGCAAAAGAAAGAAAAAGGATTAAAGAAGTTAGATAATTTTTTACAAAAAAATCCAAAACTAAAAAGGGTAATGGGTGTAGCCGCAGCTGCTGGTGTAACCTATGCTTGGACAAAGATGACTTTCATTGGAGACCCAGAATACGATTTAGATTTATCTTCAGCAGCTACAGCAGCTGCTACAGGTGATGTTTCGTTTAGTGATTTATTTGCTGGTGAAATGGGAACTAAGTTTTTAGTTCTTACAGCCGTAGGTGCTACTACAGGTTTAACTGCACCTTATACAAAGATTTTAGGTAGTGCTGCAACTATGGCAGCAGGTGTTTCGTTTGGTGCTTACAGAGCTATCAAAAAAAGTAGACAAAAGAAAGCTGATGCAAAAAAGAAAGCATCTGGACCAGACACCGTAAAGAATCCAAACCCACGTGGTAGGAAGAAGACGATATCTAAACAAAGTGCAGTTAGGTGGGTATCAAAGAATAAAGGTAATAAAGCAGCACAGAAATATGCAAAAAGTCTTACAGAAGCACCAAGAGTTCCAAGAAAAAAAGGACAACATCGTGGTTCTAAATCTCATTCAGATTTATATACAGATGAAAATCCAAAAGGTACAATAAAAGGATTAAAGTTTGCTACAGTAGCAGATGCTAAAGCATCAGTAAGTAAAATAAATGGTAGTGGTAAAACACACGCTCATAAAATACAAGCAGCAGTTGCTATGGAACAACGAGCAAGAGAAATGGGTAAGACATCTCAAGCTGCAGTCTATCGTGCATTCATCAATAAGATGAAAAAGAAAACCAAAAAGAAAAATGAGTCTAACAAGTATACATTTGGTCCAGATTGGATACCTACAAGTTTAGCACAAAGAAAAAAGATGAAAAGAATTCATCAAAAAACAAATAGAAGTATTAGAAAAAATGAATCAAAATTGTTTTCACCAGATTGGTGGACACAAAAATTAGATTTAGAAGAAGCATTTGCAGTCAAAGGTAATAAAGTAGAGAAGTTTATAACTGGCAAGAATCTTACACATAAGGGTAGAAAATATAAAGAGATAGAATTTGAAACTATTAAAGTTGATAATCCTAAAAAAATGGTTACACTAAGAATCTTAGCACCTAAAAATTTATTTGGACAAAAAGTACCTGTAAGATTTCAAACACTAAGAAGAGGTCCATTCTTAAAAACAGATACAAAGAAAAAAGTTAAAGAACAAATAGATAAATCAAGTGAAACAAAGGAGTTATTATTAATGGGAGGAGCAGCAGGTCATATGAGTCATCCTTTCGATGACAACCGTTTAACATTTGGTGATTTTAAAAACATCATCAATATGAGTTTAGAGGGAAAACTAAGTCGTGAAGATAATGTTACAGAGAAACTTGACGGACAAAACTTAATGATAAGTTATGTAGATGGGGAATTAAAAGGAGCTCGTAACAAAGGTCATCTTAAAAATCGTGGTAAAACCTCATTGAATATAGCTGGTATGAAAAGTGTTTTTAGTGGTAGAGGTGATATAGAAAAAGCATTTGTAGGTGCTATGAAAGATTTACAAAACGCAGTAGGTAAATTGTCAGATGCACAAAAGGAAAAAGCATTTGGTAATGGTAGTAAGTGGATGAATTTAGAGATTGTATATCCTGCTACAGCAAACATTATTGATTATGATGTATCTGAATTGTTCTTTCATGGTAGTGTAGAGGTTAACGAAGATGGAACTGTAAAAAGTCAAGTAACAGATAGTGCAAGAATGTTAGAGGGAATGATTAGACAAGCAAATGCTAATATTCAAAAGAGATTTAAGGTATCTAAACCAGTAGTTTTAAACTTACCTAAAGTTCAAGATTTCTCTAAAAAGAAAAAATATTTTTTATCGAAGTTGAGAAAGTTACAGGCTATTTATAAACTAAAGGATAATAATACTTTGGGTATGCATAATGAGATGTATTGGAGAGAATATATTTTCAATGGTGCAAAGCAACACAAGTATAAGATTCCAAAAAATGTTTTAGAATCATTAGTGAAAAGGTGGGCTTATTTAAACAAGTCATTCAGATTAGATAAAAAAAGTATTAAAAATGAAAAGTTTTTAAGTTGGGCTAAGGGTGTTGATAAGTTTGACCATAAAAAGTTATCTTACGACAACATAAAACCATTTGAATTGTTGTTTTTAGAGTTAGGTGCAGAGATATTAAAGAATTTAGAAGGATTTTTAGCAGTTAATCCAAAAAAAGCAGTTCAGAAGATTAAAAAAGACTTAAAATCAGCAATATCTGGTTTGAAAACATCAAAAGATATTAAAAAGATAGATTTATTGAAGAAAAACTTAAACAAGATTAATTCTATAGGTGGAACATCAGCAATTGTTCCATCAGAGGGATTGGTTTTTAAATATAAAGGTAATATGTACAAGTTTACAGGAGCATTTGCACCTGTAAATCAAATTGTAGGCGCATTGAAATTTTAGGAGTTATAATGGCAGGTTATAGTAGAGACAATGAAAGACAAAATAAGGTTCTTGGTGATTTAATTAGTGGTCAAACACCTGAAAAAAGAATTATGGTTGGTTATGAGGGTGACAAAGAGGTAACAACAGGTGATAAGGTAGATAGACTATCTGATATTATGAAAGATGCTAGGATGCCCTGGTTTTGTCCATCTTGTAAGAAAACAATGAAGAAACGTTTAGATAATAAGATGTGGTTACTATATAATCATTGTTTTGATTGTCAGATTGATTTTGAAAACAAACTTCGTATAGAGGGTAAGTATGAAGAGTGGGAAAACAGTAAAGTAAAAAGAAATCAGAAAGCATATCTTGAAGATTTGTTGGTATCTTTAGATGAGTGGAAAAATACGAAGATAGAGTTTCAAGAACAAGTTGGTGTTAAAGATATGGAGATGGAAAAGGAAAAATGGACACAAAATCAAGAACAAGTAAAAGAAATGGCTGATAAAGCAGAGAAATTTATCAGAAAAACACTAAAAGAAATAGAATAACTATTTATATATATGAAGAACCTTTACTTTAAAAAGAACAATTATTATCTTGTTCCTGGCTCTACTTGTAATGAGATACACGCTGTTTTACACGATATGAAAAAGTTAGCAGAGTTGTATCTGTCTGATATAGAGGATTTAGACGAAGATAGTGAAAGGTTTGAAGAAGCAATGATTATTTTTGAATTTGTAATAAACAAATTTTTAAAAGTAAATGAATTTGATTCTTTACAGTTAGGTGGAGTTAAATCTTCAGTAACATTTAATGAATTATTAAAATCTGCTGGTCTTAAAAGGGCCGGTAGTCGATAGGAGAATAATATGGCTAGCAACGACAACTTTCCAAGTTCGTCAATGAATGTACATCCAAGTGATTACGATCAATTTCAGAAATTTGGGCACCCTGGAAAATACAAGTCATTGAAAATAGTTAACAATGCGACAGGTAGTTTCACATCTTCTGATTATGGAGCAGGTGCACTTATTGTAGGCGAAGACTCAACAACTGGACACGCTGACTTATCAGGTGGTGGAAGAGTAAATCTTGCACACTTGACAAAGGGAGTTCAGTATGATTTTTCACTAAAAGAAGTGGCTTGTAATGCAAAAGCAGTTTATGTGTTGATACGTAATCCAAAGTTAAGCTAATGGACAAAAACTATAAAGCTATTATAAAGAAAGAATATTTAAGGTGTGCGGCTGATCCGATTTACTTCTTAAAGAAGTATTCGTTTATTCAACACCCAATTAAAGGTAAAATACCATTCTCTCTTTATGACTTTCAAGAGAAAACTTTAGAAGAGTTTTCACAGAACAAACTTAATGTAATCTTGAAAGCACGACAGTTAGGTATTAGTACCTTAACTGCTGGATATTCTTTATGGATGATGACGTTTCATCAAGACAAAAACGTTTTGGTGATTGCAACTAAACAAGATACTGCTAAGAACTTGGTAACAAAGGTTCGTGTGATGCACGCAAACTTACCAAGTTGGTTAAAGCAACCTTGTGTAGAAGATAACAAGCTAAGCTTGAGTTATAAAAATGGTTCTCAAATAAAAGCTGTATCAAGTGGAGAAGATAGTGGTCGTTCTGAAGCTCTATCTTTATTGATACTTGATGAGGCAGCGTTTATTGATAAGATTGATGTGATATGGGCAGCTGCATCACAGACATTATCAACTGGTGGTCAATGTATAGCATTATCTACACCGAATGGTGTTGGTAATTGGTTTCATAGAACATGGAGTGATTCAGAAGATGGGTTAAATGATTTTAACTTTATAAAACTTCATTGGACTGTACATCCTGAGAGAGGGCAAGAATGGAGAGATGAACAAGACAGATTGTTAGGACCAGCGTTAGCTGCTCAAGAATGTGATTGTGACTTTATCACTTCAGGACAAAATGTTATTGATGGTGTTATTTTAGAAGAAATGAAAAATACCACGTGTAAAGAACCTATCGAAAAACGTGGTATTGATAGTAACTTGTGGATTTGGGAGCCAGCAGATTACACAAAAGATTATATAGTATGTGCTGACGTTAGTAGAGGAGATTCTACAGACTATTCTGCTTTTCACGTTATAGATTTGGAAAGTTGTAAACAAGTAGCAGAATACAAAGGTAGAGTATCTACAAGAGACTATGGTAATATGTTAGTGAACGTAGCTCAAGAGTATAATGAAGCATTACTTGTTGTGGAGAATAACAATATAGGTTGGGCAGCAATCCAACAGATAATCGACAGAGATTATCAGAACTTATTCTACACATCAAAAGATTTAAAGTATGTTGATACTCAGAGACAAGTTCACAATAAGCACAATAGAGAAGAAAAACAAATGGTGCCTGGTTTTACAATGTCTATGAAAACAAGACCATTGGTTATAGCAAAATTAGAAGAATTTTTTAGAGAAAAAGCAGTTGAGGTTCAATCACATAGATTAATTGACGAACTGTTTGTATTTATATACAATGGACAAAAAGCAGAAGCGATGAGAGGTTACAATGATGACTTGGTATTATCTTTTGCTATGGGACTGTGGATAAGAGAAACTGCTCTACGATTAAGAGCAGAGGGTATTGAGTTATCAAGAAAAACCTTATCCAATATAAATGCACACGAGGGTGTTTATTCTCCTGAAGAAAAGAAAAACGATTCTTGGATATGGGAACATGGTGGAGGTCCAAACAAACAAAAAGAGTCCTTAGAATGGCTACTTAATTAAAAGAGGTAAATGATGGCTGATAAATCATTATTTGGAAGATTACAACGACTATTCTCAAACAATGTAATTGTTAGGAATGTTGGTGGTAAGAAACTAAAGATAGCTGACACAGATAAAGTTCAGCATATAGCAAAGAGCAATCTTATTGATAGATTCACAAAATTATATTCTGGTTACGGAGGAAGTGCAACTACAGATGCAGTTCATAAGAAATCATTAAGGTTAGGATTATTCAAAGACTATGAATCAATGGATAATGATGGTATCGTTTCTTCAGCACTTGATATCTACGCTGATGAATCAACAATGAAATCCGAATATGGTAGTGTCTTAGAGATACAAACAGAAAATGAAAATATAAAAGCAATATTAAATAACTTGTTTTATGATATATTGAATATAGAGTTTAACTTGTGGCCTTGGGTTCGTAATATGTGTAAGTATGGTGATTTCTTTTTACATTTAGAAATCAATGAAAAATATGGTATTACAAACGTAGCACCACTTTCAGCATATGATGTAGCAAGAGTAGAGGGATTAGACCCAGAAAATCCACACTATGTTAAGTTTGTCTTAGAACAAGGAACAAGTGAGAACACATCATATAGTTCTGCAAAACCACATCAATCAGAATTAGAAAATTTTGAAGTAGCACACTTCAGATTACTTTCAGATTCCAACTTTCTTCCATATGGTAAGTCAATGGTTGAACAAGGAAGAAAGACTTGGAAACAGTTATCACTTATGGAAGATGCTATGATGATACATCGTATTATGAGAGCACCTGAAAAGAGAGTTTTCCAAATAGACATTGGAAACATTCCACCTGCAGAAGTTGATAACTATATGCAAAAGATTTTAAATAAGATGAAGAAAACACCTATCATCGACCAAGCAACTGGTGAATATAATCTAAAATATAATATGCAAAATATTACTGAAGATTTTTTCTTGCCTGTTCGTGGTGGAGATAGTGGAACGAGAATTGAATCACTTCCTGGTTTATCTTATGAAGCAGTAGAAGATATTGAGTATCTAAAGAATAAACTTTTAGCAGCACTTCGTGTTCCAAAAGCATTCTTAGGATATGAAGAATCACTTGGTAGTAAAGCAACACTTGCAGCAGAAGATGTAAGATTTGCAAGAACTATCGAAAGAATACAAAGAATCACGATATCAGAGTTGACTAAGATTGCTATTGTTCACTTGTATGCACAAGGTTATCAAGATGCTGACTTAGTTAATTTTGAATTGAATCTTACAAATCCATCTACAATTTATGAAACTGAGAAAGTTGAATTGTGGAATAGTAAAACACAATTGGCATCTTCAATGTTGCAAGATGGTATAGTTTCTACAGAGTGGATTTATAAGAATGTATTTAATTTTACCGATGATAAGATTAAAGAGATGGACAATCAGATTGTATTTGATTATAAACAGAAGTTTAGACGACAACAGATAGAATCTGAGGGTAACGATCCTGCAAAGAGTGGAGAAGCTCAAGGAACACCATCAGATAACCAAGCAGGTAGGACAGGACATGAGTTAGATGATGAGGGTGGTTCACCTCCAGGTGGATTTGAAGGAGCAGGAAGACCAAAAGAGGGTGGTAAATACGGAAAAGATAGTGGAGCAAGAGGTAGAGACCCTTTAGGTTCACATGATAAGAAAAAACAATACAATCCGAGTTTAGCACTTGCACATTTTGATGGTTTGAAAACGAATATGAAGAAATTTTCTAAGAAAGACTATCAATTAATTAACGAAGCTGAAACAATTAAAAATGAATATAAAGAAGAACTTAAAGACGCAAAATTAAAGTAATTTTTTATATTTTTATATTTATATATGACATACTTAACGCTGGAGCATTTTAATGTTAAATAAAAAGATGAAACACAATAAAATTAAGAATACTGGTATTCTTTTTGAATTGTTGACAAGACAGATTACAGTAGATTTAATGGAATCAAACAGTTCCAAAGCTGTAAACATAGTAAAAAAGTATTTTAAGAATGGTACACAACTCGGTAAAGAGTATGAATTGTACAAAATACTTACAGAAACCAAATACAATACTGAATCTCGTGCAGAAACATTAATTGAAGCTGTAATGGATAGTAGAAAGAAGTTGAGTAGAGGTTCTATTAAAAAAGAAAAGTATAATCTTATAAAAGAAATAAGAGAATCTTACAATGAAAAAGACTTTTTTAATACAAAAATTAACAATTATAAAGTTTTAGCATCTATTTATAACTTATTTGAACATAAAGAAGAAGTGGCTCCAGATAAATATGTTGCAACAAAATATACTATTGTAGAAAATATCACATCTCAATCTAAAGCTTCTAAGACTAATAAAACATATGATTATCTAAAAAAGCAAGAAAAAGACTTGAGAATGTTAGCATATTCTACATTAGTAGAAAAATTCAATAAAAAATATTCAAACTTAACAAAAAAACAGAAAACATTAATTAAAGAATATATTAATAATATTTCTAATACAAACAAGTTAAGAGAATATGTCGATTCCGAAGTAGAAGTGGTCAAAGATACTCTGAAAAATCAGATTAAAAAAGTAGACGATAAAGTTACACAGATTAAATTAACAGAAGTTGTTAATCAAATCGATGGTTTGAAAAAAGGTAAGGTTGTTTCTGATAAGCAGGTTGTTTCTATGATGAGGTATTACCAACTTATTGGGGAGATAGATAATGTCGCAAACTAAATTTGAAGAACTGAAAAACACAATACGTGAACTTATCGAAGATGACATAGAGTTAGATGAAGCATCTGTTACAGGTGCATTAGACGGTGGAGCAGGTCCTCCCAAGACACCATTTGCTTTTAGTGGTAAACGTAAAAAAGATAAAAAGAAAAGAAAAAGTATAGCAAGCCAAAGTGGTTACAGTATGGCTGAAGCTAAATTTCATGTTAAAGTTGCTGGTTTAGGTAGTGTTTTAGTTGATGCTAGTGGTAAAGGTGAAGCTAAAATGATGGTTGCAAAACAACTGAAAAAACGTAAAGATATTGTAAGTGTAACCAGAGTTCAAGCTGGTAAAGCAAAACAAGTTGATAAGAAACTTGAAAATGTGAATGAGGGTAAATACCACGATTACAGAAATGATGAAACTCTAACACCAAAACAAAAGATTGGTCGTTCTATGATGGAAGTTCGTGATACCTTAAAAACTCTTGAGAGCATAGTCGGTATGAACATTCGTTTAAAGAATGAAATAGGTGTTGATTCTACATCCTATTGGAAACGAACTCATACGGCTATGAAAAAGATTAGTGAAAGGTTAGTTAAGTTAGCTAATAAAGTCGGCCAGTTACATTAAGGTTTTTTGTGAAACTGAAACAAAAACCAAAGTGGGAACACTTTAAATTTCAACTTATTTATAAGTTGTTAGATATTATAACGCTAACCAAAAAATTTTGTGAAGAATCCTTAAAGAATGGGGATAGAAAAAGTTTTAATAAAGTAGAAGCTCTTGGTAAAGTAGATAAACTTATTGAAGAGTTAGAAGAAATTAGAACTGAAATAATTAAAGTAAGAAGTTAGGAAACAAGATGAGACAACTCATAGTAGATTACATACCATTTGATATAAAACCATCACAAATCAACGAATCCATGAAAGAAAATGGTGGAAAGTTGATTGTTAGCGGCATCTTACAAAGAGCAAATGCTGAAAACCAAAATGGTAGAATATACCCTAAAGAGATTTTAGTAAGGGAAGCAAACAAATACAACAAAACATTTATATCAGAGCGTAGAGCTATGGGAGAACTCGACCATCCAGAGAGTTCAGTAGTCAACTTAGCTAACGTTTCTCACAATATCAGAGAGATGAAGTGGGAAAATGACGACTTGGTTGGAACGGTAGAAGTTTTACCAACACCAGCAGGAAATATATTAAAAGAATTATTCAAATCAGGTATTAAACTAGGTATATCTTCAAGAGGTATGGGTTCAGTAGAAACTATAGATGAAGATGATGGTGGAAAACAAACAGTTGCAGTTCAACCTGATTTTGAACTTATTGCATTTGATTTCGTATCCAATCCATCTACACAAGGTGCTTTCTTACGCCCAACAAATGAGGGTGTAATCAATGAGAGTGTAGAGTATAGAGTTGATGATAGAAATCCTAACGAATGTGGTCAGTGGTGTAAAGTAGAGTCAATAGCAAACGATATCATTAGGGGAATGTAATGCCAAAGTATACACAGAAAATGTGGGAAAACTGGAAAGATTTTAGATTAGATGAAGCACCTAATATGTATAAGGGTGCTAGAAAGTCAGCTCAAAAAGATATCGACAGTTTAGATAAGAACTTCAAGATGATGATTAAAGAAGCTGATAAAGCTGGTGATAGAAAAAGAGCTATGGCGTTAATGAAAGCATATAAGAAGTATATTATAGAATTAAAACTTGTCTTAAAGAAAGCTTAAAATGTTTAGAAAGATTGTTGAACAGTCAATTGAAAACGGATTCTTCGATGAAGTAACTGAAGATGTTCTGAATGATGAAGAACAATTCAATACTATGGTTGAGGTTTTTCTTGATGAAATCATCAACAATCTAAATGAATTAAGACGTAAAAGAGTCATTCGTAACAAAAAACTCAAACTCAGAGTTCTTTGCCCAAGAAATAAAAGATATAACCCATCCAAAAAGCAGTGTGTAAGAGTTACTGGTGCTTCAAGAGTTAAGAAGAAAAGAGCTATGAAAAGAGCTTGGATGAAGAAACGTGGTAAAAAAGCTATGATGGTTAGGAAGAGAAGGAAATCTCTTCGTAAAAGAAAAGCTATGGGGATAAGATAATGGGAACTTTTGGATGTTTATGTGAAAAATGTTGGAAAGGATACGAGAAAAAAGGCATGAAAAAGATGTTTGGTAAGATGTATCCTAATTGCGTAAAGAAAGAATCGATGACTGAAGACGGACATACAGACGTAGCATCAGCTAAAAGAGCTATGAAAGTTATAGCAGAAGATGCAATCGATATGTTTAAAACATTAAAATCAATGAATGATGAAGGTTCACTACCAAGTTGGTGGATGAATAAGATAGCTATTTCTAAAACTTATATGAATAATGCGAGAGATTACATGAAAAACCCAAACGAATCCGTAAATGAAGGTAGTGGTGTTGATGTCGCTAAAAAAGTTCTTAAAAATAAACAACACGAAAAGGGTATTGATTTACAGACCGCTAATCTCATAGTAACCATTGATAAGGCTTACAATAAAAATCCAAGATTACAGAAAAAATTCAGAGCCATACAGCTACCGAAAATGAAACAATTAATTTTAAAATATTTTAAATAGTTTGGAAGATAATATGATTAAATTAAAAGATATTATAAGAGAGTCAAAAGCTAGTGGTATATTAGCAGAAGCATTTAGAAGTTCTATCCTTAGAAAAATGGTGAACAACTTTCAAGGTTTAGATAGAGACTTCTTTACCTATGGTGCAAAACTTGGTGTTCAATGGGATAAGGTTACAGATAGCCAAATAGAAAAGAATACAAAACCTAAGAAAAAAGGTATAGAGTTTGCAGTCGCAACAAAAAAGATGGATTTACCATCTAAAAAAAGATATGGTGATTACAATTCTATTCGACAAGTAGAAAAGGGAACTGCACTTATTGTGCTAAGAGATGGTAAACCACTTTGGTATACAAAATCTTGGAGAAATGTAGACCAAAAACGTAAAGGGGCTACAGGAAAAGGCACATCGATGCAAGCTGGTCCAAGAAGTTCACTTTATGGTGATGATAAGATGTCTTTTGGTATTGATAAGTTTGGATATCAAAGTTTAGCTGCTGTTCAATCACTACCTGGCATTGTTTACTATCAAGTGACTTTAGATGAAAATATGCCTTATATGGGTGGTAAAGAAAAAAGAGAATTGAGACAAGCAGTTGGTGAGGGTTCTTGGAAGTGGAAAACCGATGGTGATTTCAGATATGGAAACGAAAGAAGATATAAAGATTTACTTAATCAAACATACAAAGATAAAAAGAAAGTGAATGCTAAAGTAAAAGCAGCAAAAGATTTTACCAATGGATTGATAGCCGCAGCTATTGGTGGTAAACCATCAGCTAAGTTTGATAAGTTACTAAAGCAGTATAATAGTTGGACTACAAATGAAGAAAAAAAGGTATACGAGTATATGTCTCGCATCACACGTTCAATGGAAGATTTATATGGTGATTTTGGAAGATATATTGAAGCAATACAATATGATGAAAAACAAGAAAAAGAAAAGGGTGGAAAACTAGCCTACTATCGTGCAGATGATTATGCTAGAAAAGTTGCGGCTCAATCTGGTAGGATTATTCAAGGTAAATTCTAATGATTAAGTTAAAAGACATATTAACAGAGAAAAAAAATTTAGCACCAAGTATTATAGCTGATTTAGCTAAAATGACTGATAGAAATAATCATACTGAAGCTAGACGAGATTTAGCATCACATATGAAGAATTTAAAATTTCAACACATTTATCAAAGTATAAATATGATACAAGATAAAGAAGGACATTTATCAACAAATCTAAGAAAGTATAGAGATGAAGTTGATAAAAAGTTTTTTGCTTTAGTTAAAAGAAAATATGGTAATTATAATGATATCTATGGAGCTTTTTAGTGATTAAATTAAAAGACCTATTGTCAGAAGAATTGAACCATCCCGTGTATGGAAGTCATAAAACAAACTTTCTTGTGAAGAGACCATTTGACGTTTTTATTAAGACTGGTCGCTTGGAACCTACAGGTATGTATTCAACACCTGGACCTGGTGGTAGTAAAGAAATGTTTAGAGATAAGGGTATGAAAGTAAAAGCAAAAAAAGGGATGCAGATTAGTAATTTACCAGGCGGTATTTTTCTAATAGATATAAAAAGAAAAAAAGCTTTTGAAATTATCCACCAAAAAAGTGGAACAGGAAGAAAAAGTAATTTACAAAAGGTCGCACTTTCAGATATAGAAAACTATGTGGATTACGTCACGTGGAAAAATTGGTTAAAAAAATAATGAAAGACCAAACAATATATAAAAAATTAATGGAGATTAGTGAAGCTCCATTGGATTCACCATCTCAATTACCTTTTAGTTCTATAGAAGCACGAAGACTTGCAGAAAAGGATGTGATAAAGATTGGTAAGATTATTGGTAAAGCTTCCGCACAAGCGATTAAGGTCATGATGGATGGTGTGAAAGGTGGTGGATATGACGCTTTGGATTTACAGAGAGCAATAATGAGTGGGCCAGCTAAAAGGGCTGGTACAGGTCAAATAGAATTAATGAGAACCCTTTGGAATAGGGTTAGAGACGGATTTCGTAGATATATGAAACGTGGAAAATTAAGGAATTAAATATTTATATTTGAATTGAGGAAATTATCATGAAAAAGAAATCTTTATATAAAGAAAATTTTAGCCACGTACATAGTGTGGGTGGTGTTGTAACACAAAAACCTTGGGCGACTAACCTAAGTTTATCTAAACTTGTTAAGGAAAAATATGGTAGTGTCGATGAGGATGCTATAGATGTCAAGGGTCTTACAAAAGAGATTGCTAAATTTGGTAAATTAGGTGAAACTATTTTTGGTAAATCAAATATAAAACAAGTTGCAGAAAAACTTAGTTGGATTGCAAACCAGGCTAAAAACCATACATTAAGTGAAACAGATGATTGGTTTGATAAGATTACTGTTAATCGTAATATGAAAGAACTAACAAACCTGTCAAAATCATTTGATAAAATATCTTCTGAAGCAAATGCTTTACAACAAAGAATGGGTGCTTTATATGAGGACATGGGTAATATTCTTGGTAGATATTACGAAATGGATGAGACCCACGTCTACGGTCACGATACAGATGATGAAATGACACCAGAAAAAGAAGATGATAGTGAAACCAAATTCAAAATGGAAAATGGTGATTATGAGAAATTCTT